TTATCCCCTCCCTACGTTCTTAATGTAACGCTTGTAGAAGTAGTTTCCTGAATAACGCAGCTCATCCATGCTGTGATTGTAGTCGTCTTCAGGCTTACCATTGTCATTACGCACATATAAACCGATCTCCCGTAGAAAATGATAGTGGTCATACTCATCTGCTTCAACAATGGCAAACTGGCCGTCTGTCATCATGGATTGCATACGCTCAATTCCTACTTCTATTCCTTTTGCGCTTCCCACTTTATCATGTGCATTGTTATCCGCTCCTCTGGTCATAATACCTAGTAGGTGCAGCTCCTCACGTAATGACTTACATGCGGGATCGACGAAAAAGTTTGTATGCCGTAGTTCAAATTTATTATAACACCACTCTACAAACTCTTTAATCTTTTTCGCATAAACAGACATTGCATATACTTGGCCTGTATCAGCTCCACTGTGGTAATAGTTCGCTACTCTAAGCAGCTTATATTTGCCCTCATGCAGCACGACGATATTACAGGAACATGATGTAGCGTCACTCTGCCCACCATCGGCAGTGAAGAACATTTCAATGATCTTACCCTGGATAGTAGGCCACTGGTTAGCCTCCATATCGAATACGGAATAGATAAGGCCCTGCGGCATAACACGCTGTCCGAGCCAGTCACGCTTATATAAGTATGGATTCTTCTCTAGTGTAGTCCTGATCTCCTCTTTACGCTTATCATCTAGGATCGGGTTATCGTTTGGTGTCCAGTGCGTCCATAGTGTATTCTGTACATCGAATACCTCTTTGATAACTGGATGGCTTGGCGCAGGAGGGTTGAGATCGGCCATATGGAATCTATTACGTGCTGCAAAAGTACGACGGAAACACTCCTGGATCATGGCCATGTTTAATAGATTGATCTCGCAGAATACGACACTACCAAGTGACATACCTGTAATAGCTCCTGCACTGTTAGACTTGCCTCCTCCTTTATAGAAGACGCGCCTTACTCCTTTAGGTGTATGTATCTCCAGGTGTGATCCATGCTCGTTATGCTTGATCTCACATAGGTCACCGAATATATTCTGTAGCCCTGTGCCATCCCCTTCAATGATAAGCCTATACGCCTGCTCCTGGTTGAATGCTACGATCAAGTGGTTTTCGTCTTCAGTCTCAACTAAATACCTTGCATAACGGAAATGGACACCTGTAGTCTTCCCTGACCTCGGTGTCCCCTCTTCAACTTCTAATGTATGTGTGAATGGCCGTTGTATCATTGCTAACTGTTTAGCGCCTAACTGTATTTGTTTAGCCATAGTTGATAACAACTCCTAGCACAAAGCCACTAATCCATATAATCATGAATAATATAAACATTAGATTTCTTGTACTATTATCCATCACTTCTGCACCCCTTCCATCGCTCCAATAAGAACATTAAGCATAGTAGTGTCTTTCGTGTTACCTTTAAGCGCCTTAATACGCTGTTCAGTAAGTTCCGTTGTCGCTTCAATAGCTTTAATCCTTGCTCTGCGTTCGTCCTCTACTGGGGCAATATCCATGAATTGCTGAATCAGGAATCGCAGTTCCTTTTGTGCAGTGGACATAGCTGACATGAACTTACCGTATTTATCCCACGAGGTATGTATCTCGTATGATAACCCTGTATCAGATAAGGACGACTTAAACTTGTCAATATCAGTCTGGTCAGATACGTACATAATCTCTTGACCACGTACAATCATTGACCACTGCAATCTTATCTGATCGTATAAGATGTCCAGTGGATCGGCTTGCTCCATTTTACGCATAAGCTCTACAACATCGTCAGGCATATAAGCGAGCCACGGTGAGTTGACAGCAGTCCTTGCATAATTACGTCTACTTGGTTGCTTCTGCCGAGGAGTGACCACTATTTCAGGCTTAATGATTACTCTATCGTCCCCGTTCAGCCCTTCTTCAACATTCACTACAACTTTAGGTTCATTTGGTTTAAGTGCAGCACCTTCTAACTTTTCCCACTTTTCTCTAGCTTTACGACTTTTAACCGTTCCATGCTTTACACGGTGCTTACGTGCCAAGTCCACTAAAGTTATATCAGTTGTTTCCCACTCATCTTTCATAGCTGCCCAGTTAATAGCAAAACTCATGTTATCACCCTCTTTCTTGTAAACTAGTAAGCCGATAGCAGGATTTGCACCTACTCAGGAAGGGGATTAAACCTGTCTACTAGCATCGGCATGGAGGTGAGGAGCTATTAAAGCTCCTCGGAATGTTCCGTTACATCAATTCTACGGTTGGCCGACCATTAAATAGTGTATTGGCGTACACAATTATCAAACCACATTACAGTATCAGTGTTCATACACATTATAAAACAGGTGGTTGCATCCTTGCAACTCTTTTCTAAGCTCAACAGTAGCAAGGCTTCACGGCTCTTAGATTTTCAAATGCAACGCAACCATGCAACCTTTATGCAGCCATGCAACCTTTATGCAACCATGCAACCTTATTGCAACACTTTTTCAATTCTCGCTTTTACAGCGTCCATCAATTCATCTTGCGTACAGGCTTTCTTGTCGATTGCAGCAACCACATCCTCATCAATCGTGCCTTCTGCCACAATCTTGTGAATGACAACTGTATTCTTCTGCCCTTGTCTATGCACACGAGCATTTGCCTGTTGATCCTCTTCAAGGCTCCAGGTTACGTCGTACCACACTACATCCGTACAGGATGACTCTTGAAGGTTTAAACCGTGTCCAGCGCTTTTAGGATGCAGTAAGAACATGTCTATCTTGTCATTGTTCCAATCAGCGATATCTTTATCACCTTGAGCGCCTTTGTTCAACACACGAGCTTTAGGGAATCGCTTTTGTATACGCTCCAGTGAGTGCTTGTAATTATAAAACACCATGATCGGCTTACCGTTTGCAGCCTCGTAAATGTCCTCCAGGGCATCCAGTTTCGCATCATGTATGTATTGTGTCCCTCTATCCTCATCGTATACAGCACCTGAAGCCATTTGCAGCAGCTTCATGGATAATACCGCAGCAGTTGAGGCCACAATGTCGGTACCGGCTAAAGGCAGTAGCAGATCGCGTTCAAGTTGTTCATACTTCACTCTGGAGTCATCATTCAGTGTCACAATGTAATTACGATCAATACGAGGAGGCATGTCTAACCAGTCCTCTGCTTTCATCGAAATGACGATATCATCTATCGCGTCGTAGATTTGTTCCTCTGCTGTAGGTTTCTTTTTCCACTCATACACGACATGTCCATTTCGTTTTCCTGCATTGAAATATCTATCTCGGTATCCACCTATCGTTTTGCCCAGTCTCTCGCCCTCGTCAAGCAGCCATATCTGCGACCATAGGTCTAACAGTCCATTTGGTGCCGGCGTCCCTGTAAGGCCTATTAGACGGCTTATATGAGGTCTTACTCGTTTCAATGCTTTAAAACGTTTTGACTGTGGATTCTTGAACGATGAAAATTCATCTATGACAACTGTATCGAACGGCCAGTCCTTACCTGTTTGCTGAACTAACCACGGTACATTCTCCCGATTGATAACGTATATATCTGCCTCTTCGTTTAAAGCCTCTAGGCGCTTCTTAGCGCTGCCTAAAATCTTACTAATGGATAGATGGTTAATATGCTCCCACTTGTCCACCTCGCGCGCCCAGGTGTCCGAGGCGACGCGTAAAGGTGCAATCACTAAAGTCTTATCAATATCAAACATTTCATTCTTCAAGTAATCGATTGCGGTTAAAGTTGATATAGTTTTGCCTACGTCAACCTAACCCCATATCAAGGAATAGACCGACATTCGGCGTATCTATAATCCTTTCAATAGCATGTTGTTGGTATTGATGGGGTTTAAATTTCACGAGGCATCACCTCACTTTCCGTTACAAAGCGTCCGTTTTTATTATGCATCTTTGCATGTACTGATTGGTTTTCTAATATTTCCAAATTCTCTGGACGGTTGTCCCTCTTGTTACCGTTCTTATGATGTACAATTTCACCTTTATGTAGAGGACGACCCAGTATTTGTTCGGCTACTACTCTGTGTTCATGTCTGCCGTAAAGTTTAGTGTATGTTTTCCCTTCTCCTGTGTTTAGTCTAGCTTCTCTTACTTTCTTTCTAGTTTCAGGAGTCATTCTAGTTGGGTTACGTTCTTCATTCATTTGTTTCATGTTACACGACCTAGAACAGAATTTCCGTTCTACATCTTTGTAATACCTTCGCTCATACTCAATACCACATCTAAAGCAAATATGTGTATCCATAATCATTTCCCCTTTCTTAGTTTAATAATATCATAGATTTGGGATTAGGCAAGCATTAGTTTAAAATCCCACCTTCTTCAGTAATGCATCTACATCCTCATAACTCCAAACAACATAGACTTCATGGTAATGCTTATTTATTTTCTCAATCCAATGTTTCTGCAAAGGGGATAACACGCCACCTTTCTTTTTCACCTCTACGAATATAGACCGCCCGCCCTTTAATAAAATTAGTCTGTCTGGTACGCCTGCCTGTCCAGGTGATGTGAATTTTAAAACGATCGCTCCAATTGATTCAAATTTACGTTTTAAGTAATTCTCAATTTGTTTTTCAGTATGCATTATATAATAATCCCCTTTCAAATTAGCATGTAGTGCTGTAGGTAGTGTAGTGCACGTTTTCCCTATAGGCTATAAATACTAATATTTTGTATAAACCTATTTACCTTTTATTAATTACTTTATACAATTATCTATTATTTTTCTACTCTATTATAAATAGCACTACAACACTACATAATATAATAAACCATTGGTATTACTGGGCTGAACTGTGTAGTGCAGTCTGTAGTGCATGCATATTTTAGCACTACATGCACTACAATTTAACACTACCAAAAATACCGGAATGTAGTGCTAAAATCCTTACACTACAAGGTACGTAGTCTGCACTACACTACAAATTTATTATTCTAATATAGCCTGCTCCTACTTTTTCCTTGCCGTTTTCGTCAATATATCGGATAGATTTCTTATGCTCCCACCCGTCCAAGTTGTTCATAATCAATTTTATTTGATTACTTATTTGACGTGGAATGACTGCTTCACTCCCATTTAGCACTTGCTTATAAATGTCACGGGAAGTAACTTTTGTGCGTAACATAGGCTCTCCAATCTCAATCTCAAACTCATCTGCTTCTTCAGGCTCATCTAACCATTCTAATAAACGTTCCTCAAAGTCATCTACCATCGTGTGATCCTTCTGGATCTTAGTAGCTATGTCAATGATCTCGTTGTCCAGGAATACCGTTTCGCCCGCCTTGTACCACTGATATACTTCTGCCCATAATTGCGCAATATACTCATATCCTGCATCACCTGGTTTATTCATAGGTATTGTGTTCCAGTGTTCTTTTCCTTCAGGCATACGTTTAACCGTGATCGGCATAAAGCGTCTGTTCCCTGTCTTATCTACCAGGAAGTCCATTTTATTTGTAGTACCGAAGAAAACAGCCTTACGCGGATATTCTTCAGCCATTGCCCCGTATGCAGGTCTAAACTTGTCCGTCGTAAGAGTTAGAAAGTTTTTCACTTCTTCTATTCCACTTTTGTTCATCGCAGCTAACTCACCGATTTCAAATATCCACCCTGCTTGCAATTGTTCTCCTGCTTCTTTACCTTTGAAGTCTGTTAAACTTCCATTGTACCAAGCCTGTTTAACTGCCAGTCTTTCAAGTAATGAAGATTTACCTACACCCTGGCCGCCAACTAATACAGGCATATAATCGAATTTACTACCTGGACGGTACAGGCGAGTAACAGCGCCAAGCAATGTTTTACGTGTTACCTGTCTTACATAGGCGTTATCCTCAGCTCCTACCATATCAATGAAGATGCTTTCCGCTCTTTCAATACCATCCCACTCTTGCGCCTCTATGTAGCGCTTAATAGGATTGTAAGAACGCTCAAGACATACAGTGATAAAAGCATCAATCAGCGCGTCTTTACTTCTGAAATCGTACATATCGAATAGCCAGTGCCTCATACGGTGCATATCATTGTTCGTCCACGGTACCTCATCCTTACCGTCAAACCTGTCCTCATCGTTTTTACCCATCCACGGTGCAGGTTTTAGCATAACAGGTCTATTTGTGATCTCGTTGTAAGCGAGCACCCCGTCCATAGGGCCTTTCGTAAGGATGAGCATAAGGTTTTTAGCTGTAAGGAGGTAATCCTCTCCTTCCATGTCTAACTCTGTCTCCCAGTCCTCTATTTCTACAGGTTCTTCATTTATATCAAAGTCCTCATCCGAGAAGTCTGACATAATACCTTGTCGCTTTTCTTCTATTCTCGTTTTCTTACATAGCTTGTCCTTATCCATCAAAACGGCCATACGTTTATCCGATGGCATTTTACCTATCTTACCTGCATCACCCATACCGTAATCACTATCACCGTACAAGTGGATACGTACTAAATCATAGGCGTTAACCATCTGGCCACTGATTGGATCGGTAGAGTGGTGAGAGTGGCAGAACGTGTCATCATCATATATTACGAGTCCAGCAGCAGTCGTACCGCCTACATATGTGTAACGGCCCGATCCATCGTCACATAGTTCGTATTTATCAGATAAGAACGTTTCAATTGCATCCGTTATGCTGTAAGTACGGTTGAACACGCCGATGTTACCAGGTTTATTAAGTGGATCGTCTTTCTTCATATGCAGGTGGTTGCGTTCTTCTTCACCCTCGTGTCGATCCCATTCACCCATGTTCGTCCAGTCAAAGTATTCGTCCAGCACCTTGTCCACATCTAAAGGCTCAAAACCAAAAGTATTCTCGTACATGATCGTTTCAGCGTCCATTAGTTTCGATGGCAAGTACACCAGCCTGTTTACATCAAATGTCGTACGGTCAAAGTTCTCCATACCGATGTTACCAGCTATTTTACGTGCAATGGCCTCATGCTTGTCCGCGTCTACTTCTTCACTTAATGGAACGAGTAAACGCAAGCGTGGCTCCTCTGGTGTATGCGATAACGTGGAGTGCACGAGGTACTGCACACCGTCTAGTACCATTTCTACATCAAATAGGAATCCTTCCAGATCTTCTATGCTGTCCGCGTCCAGTGTTAACATAGAGCGCGTTTCAACTGTTTCCTTAGTTCTGCGATCTCCTTTGATTGCGCCACCTACAAACGCCTTACCGTCTTTCAGATCTGCAATTTTAGAAGCATATTTCTTTTTATTCGCTTTTAACTTTTTATACTCTGCAACTGTGACGCGCTTCTCTTCCCACTTAGAAAGACGTTTAACAAAGTCATCCCAAGTCAAGTATTCTTGTTTCCATGTCTTACTTCTACGTCCACTACCAAAACTTATTACTAATTCATCCATTCCCGTTACCTCCTGTATGTTTGTCTTACTTTTAACAATAAGACATATACACTTAACTTGTAAACTTTGACTTCTATAAAAAGTTTTAGATTACATAAACTAATATACTACAAAATATAACACCTGTCTACAGGAAAAATAAAAGAGAGCTGTTAAGCTCTCTCCAGGATATAAGTTATAAAGTCGTCTCCCTCTGCCATACTGTAAGAGTAGTTATGTTTTTGCAGGTAATTTTCGATAGCGTCGCCCCAGTAATTAATTGACTGCCTTTTAAGTGTTAACGTACCATTGCGTAACAGATCATTAATTACATCCTTGAAAGGTCGTTCAGCGTGCACGTCTTCAGTCGGCCAGTGCTTTTTAATTAACGGTGACTCACGTTTCTTGCCTAGCCGTTCGCACTTCTCCATGAAGAACTCTTTATCCTTATACGACTCAATCAGCAAGTTCAGATAATCCTGGGCCTTCTGCAAGTCCTCTAAACCGTTCTTACGATCACAACGGGACACGTATTTCACAACATTCATTTTGTAGAATCCATTCATTTCTTCAGGCGTAAAGTTATCCTTACCATACGTAATCGGATCAATACCGCCCTCGTAATGAGGTTGACGGTTGTATAACGGTGCATCAATTTCCTTTTTAAGTTCTGCAAGTTTAGCTGCTTCACATTCCAACTGCTCTTTTGTAGGTGAGTCATAGCTCTTACTTTCAAACTTCGGTACTAAATGTTCAGTACCTAATACACCTGCTGAACTCGGCATTTTAAGGGTAAAGACTTCGCGTATCTCTTCAGCTATGTTACTTATTATCTTTTGAGCTTCTTCAAGGATTACGCCTAAAGTATCAGCTTTAGCGCCTTCTATATTCGGTGCGTGTCCACCTTGCTTAATTTTACTACTTGCAATAGTTCCCTGTATTATCCCCTCTTCAATAAGATTATTTCGAACATGCTTTTCGTGCTCCTCGCACAAGTACTCATCTGGTCTTGCATTGAACGGGCAGCCTGTTACTTCGCACTTTTCAACTGATATTTCTTTCTTCTTAGGTTTTAACTCGTAAGACTCTGCATGGTGAAAAGGGTGTAAATCCCATGAATCAGGACAGATACAGTGAGCACACCACGGTACTCTTGCCTGTTCAGCTAGTTCACCAAAAACTAAATCCATTACAGCATCATTCTTACAACGTTCACCATTACATTTCAATTTAACCATTTTTAATACATCCCCTTATAATTTAGTAATTGTTTTACTTGAAACTTTGCCATTCATGAAAGTAATCATAATCATTACTTTGTAATCTTTTGTATTCCATGATGCTGATTCAATTGTATCATTATTCACTTTAGAAGTTGTGAACGTATCAGCATTACCTAACATATCAAATACTTCAGTCTTACCCATACCTCCTGCACCGGTATAGTCGCCCTGTACGATCTTATTATAGTTCTCCTCTGTTACACCTTTATCCCCAGTCGGTCGGTCAGGTGACGGCTGCGGCTTTGGCTCCTCTTTAGGAGCAGGAGTGCTTGCAGGCACTTCAGCAACCTTTTGTACTGGCTTTTCCTCTGTATTCGTACATGCGCCGATAACACCTGCTAAACCTAAAGATACTGCACCAACAATAATAAACTTTTTCATTTAAAACATCCCCTTTTATTTAAGTTTATATTCTCTAAAGCATATGCCAACTATTACAAATCATACCCCATTAAACGTAATTCATCGACAAACTTACCATGATGAAACCCGTCCATCACGTTACCATTTGGAAAGACTGTTACAGGTGCAGCCATGTAGCCGTACTGCTTGAACTCATGCATAGCGATCGCAGCATCTTCCTTCTCATCTAAAGTAGCATCCTCTTTAGTTTCAATCATACGCACCTCATACGGTACGTCTTGCGCTTGCAAACCCCATTTAACATGCTCACAATTCGGACAATTTAATTTACTATAAACGATTACCTTTGGCATTTGAAAAACTCCTTCACCAATATATTTTCGGCTCTTGACCGATTCCAACTATATACGTATATATTACCATCTTCATGTATGGGTTTGTCTACCCTAATCGGATGTTTACCGTGCCATAGCCTTCCGACACTTCTATATACGCTAACTCGCTCTGATACTGCCTTGTTCTTCTCTAATTCGTCCATCCAAGCTAGATACATTGAATAATATTTATTCATACCTTCAACCTGCGTTTAGCTCTATCTAGTGGCGTAGTCGCAGCTTCTAAAGGCTTCATTTTGGGTCTTCTAGTGACTGTTCTATAGATGTATGTATTATAGTTGATCCCGTTTGCTCTAGCTATAGCCATGATAACAGGATCATGCGTGTAATTTCTATGCTCCTCTTTAACTCTTATAGCCTTCCAGTCAATCCCTAACTCTTCAGCAACGGCGTGTATATGTCCTCTGACTGGTAATCTATCAATAAGAGGCGGTTCAGTTATAGCCCGTTCTACTTCCCAAGCAGGCTCGTACACTCGTAATCTACGATACAATGTGATATACGAGATCCCGTTTGATGCAGCAGCTTCTACCAGGTGCCGAGGTATTCCGCCGCGTGCCTCTGAAGACATTGCGGCCTTTTCCTCTGCTGTAGTGAGTGGACGGGTTGCTGCGTCGAACTCATCCCACTTTAATTCACGTACACGGTATTTATAGTTGTTCGCTGAAATACCGTTTTCTTTTGCAAGTGCTAACATATCAGGATTACTACGTGTAGTAGGTGCCTGCTTACGTGGCGGCTCTGTAATTGCCTTTAGTTTGTCCCACCCTCTTGCAATACGATAGCGTAATAGATTAATACCAATCCCGTTTGCTGCCGCTTTCTCCTTCATATCTTTTGTAATTTTCCCCTTTAGCTTTGCCATTTTATTCTGCCCTCCATACGTAACATATAATGTGGTCAAGTGGTACGCACATTGCATGATTCATTTCTGTTTCCTCTACTAGCAGTAATGTACTAGACGAATCAATGCTGCTTTCAATAAATTCCTGCTTAGTTGACATCTTATTATCTACTAATGCGACAGGCACGCCTATAACCTCACTATTAACTAAAGTGATCTCTAGAATATAGTTCATCTTTTCACCCCCATATCAAGCGTTATCGGCTGCGTGAGACGTTGCGGGAATACTTGTCTATCATCAATCCAAACGTTCTCCATTTCGTCCCATCTGTAGCATTTACGGCCAATATGGATTACCGCTCCATTTACACGCATGTCATCTATAATGCGCCAACATGCTTGCTCACTTGGCATTGCTAGTACTCTATTTAAACCAGACTTTGTGAAGAACTTTAAAGCGTATACAGGTTTCATAATTAAGACCTCCCTGGGTGCCATTGCTCGCGTTCTCGATGATATAACGGATCATTGTCCTTCGGATCAAAATGGCTTGTATGGATACTTTCAAGTGGATAGTGCGCTTTTATGATGTTTCCTGGCTCATCACTATCAGCGTAATACGGCCCGTGTACCTCTTCAGGCGCCTGCGGTGCCGCTTCCATATAGACAACATGTTCTTTCAGGACAGCACCTTTGAAATCATCAATGTAAACCCTGCCAAACTTTGCAAGCGTATTCGCTACATGGCCGATATCGTTCATATTCGGCACATCCTTATCTAATATTGCACCAGTTGATAAATGGAATCGTACTAACATTATATGTTCACCTTCTCTCCATAAAAACCACTGTACTGCTTGGCATCCCGTTTTACATAATGTTCAGGTGTTAGCTTGTCCAAGTTAGAAAATCCGCCTTTCTGCCGAGACTTGAAAGCATATGGACGCTTTTCCATTTCCTTTTTGATTGATCCTTTATGATTATAGATAGCTGGGTAGTCCATAACTTGCGTACACGTCCAAACATATCCGCTTGCTGGAATCATTTCATGAATATATTTTACTGAAATTAAGATCCCGTCCTCATCCCTAACTTGTTCAGCTTTGATTGCAGCATATCCACACTTAGAGCAAAATACTTTCTTTTCTTCAACTACAGTTAATTCATTTGTCATTGTAATTATCCCCTTTTTATTTAGATTAGCCTACTACTAAAGCCATACCGTAAACTACTAACCAACTAAAACCGACTAAACCTGCACCCATCAAAGTACTAACTACCCAGCTTTTAAGTTTCATATAGCTTGTCCCCTCCTGTTTCCTTTTGGTACTTCCTATATTAACCTATACTTTATGATATGTAAAGTAGTTTATTTAAGAAATTTTTATATTTGTTTGTTTCTCAAAACGTTCTACATACAACTCGGCCACCATATGATTATAACCATAGGACAGCAGGGCATTTAGAATTGCTACCCTGCTAAACCCGTTCACGTACATCCATGCAATGGATCGTTCCTGACATCTGCTCAAGGTATCACCTCCTTGAAACATATATTACTAGATACTTTAGAATTTGTAAAGTAGTTTATTTAAAAAAAAATAGTCCTGCGCAAGTGGACAGGACTGAAAGGAGGAATCAAGAACATATTCATAATAGCATACCCTGGAGAGTTTTCCAAGCCCTTCCATACTTTTTAGCGTGCTGCACTGTAAGAGCTGAATTATCCAGGCGTTCTTTAATAGGCGGTAGCATATGCACCAGGAAAGCGGGCAGAGGCTCCTTAGTATTGAGAATAGCAATAGCATAGTGTTTAGGTGTCTGAAGTGCCTGCTCAATCGTGAACGTGGGCTGAAGCCGTTCTGAAGCTCTTTTAAACGTGTCTTTATGATCGTTTGCAAATAAGAACTGATTCACGCCTCCAGCGATCAAGTTATCTTGCAAGTGATCGGGCAACTTGTTCCAGTGGTGGAAAGCGAATATGGAGCCAAGTCTTTCCTTTCTGCCTTCAGTAGCGATCCTGCCCATTAATCCTGACAGTCCTTTTGATTCAACCTGCTCCGGTTCGTTAAAGATCATAAAACAGCCTGACTTCTCTTTCTCCTCATCCGTCATAAGCATACGAGTCATGAGCACTTTTAAGGTCACCCAGTGTGCAAGCACTTTAGCCGATGAGCCGAGTTTTCGTTTTGGCATACGGATGATAATAACTTTACCTTCAGCCATCCATTTCGAAAAATCCACTTCCTTTTTCGGCTGCTGCGCGAATATATCATGTAACGTGTCATTGCCGAAAAACATAGACAGTCTATTCATAATAGCGTCGATCTTACTATCTATGTCGTCGCCCCAGTTCTCGATCTCCTGCGCAAGTCTAATATTGCCCTGGTCAATCAATTTATGCTGCACCTGTTCGCGGTACTCTTTATCCTCAAATATGCGCTTCAAGTTGTAGAGTGATCCTCCTGAAGCCTTTGCCGCTTCTCGCAGATAACGGCTAGAACGGGCCAAACCCTCCACATTCATAAAGTCGATCATTTCATCGCCGAAACGTGAAGCACCTTTTCTACCTAGCTTAGTAATAACTTCAGTCAAGTCCATAGGGATGATATAGTCCTCGTTTGATAAGTCCAGGTCTATGATCTTGTCAGGCGGTAACAGATCCCGTATTCCGTCCGCCATTCCCTTGTGCCCAGGCTGGCATATCCAGTCAGGGATAACAAACGAGATATTTTGATGCATGGCCCCGTGGTAAACGAAATTCTGTATCGCATTGTCCTTTCCACTGCCCTGCTTACCGATAAAAGTATATCCACTATAAAAATCCTCTTTTTGATCGCATGGCAGATAAATAGGGATCGACTGATCTTTATACTCTGCATGGCCGATTAATAAGTTTTTCTCATCCCGTACTGCTGAAGGTATATCAGTTTCAACTTTCCGTTTGACGTTCAGTTCATCTGCATATTTACGTTGTAAGTCGTGGCCAGGTAGTTGCAGGCATAGTTTACTTAGTTCGTCTGTGCTCATCAAGTTTATATCTGGATCAATTTTTGGGATTTTATACGCCTTCACTTTCTTAGCGTACAGTTCGTTGTCTCCAGCCGTTTCAGCCATAGCGAGGGTTAATGTTTCCATTGCGTCATCATTCGTCGCCATGACGTGTATATGCGTTCTAAAGACAGGAAGTGAGGCTTTCTCCAGACTAGCACCTGATAGACGGCGTGCGTTTATCTCGTCCTCCAGTCCGTATGCTTTTTGGATCACCTTGTCTTTACTGAACTTTTTGCTACTACTGAAGAACATATTATCAATAGCTTGGAAAGTATCGACAACAAAGGCGTTAACCTCGTTGCTGATAGCGGCAAACCCTGTCTGTATTAGCGGTAATACTTTTTGCACGGAAAGGTTGGCGCGCTGCGGTATTTTGCCCTTTTGTAGTTTTTCCATTGTCCACTGTGCATTTTTGGCCCATTTCTTACGTGGTTCAGGCTCCAGTAGAAACGAGATACGGGCCGTGTCACCTTCCTGGAGATCGTCTACTACATTCAATATAGAAGAAAGTGGCGTCTGTGATTCTGAAGCATTCGTGTTCAGTGAAAAGATATCATGTTTCAAATATCGTAGTTCCTGGATATACCCTGCTGCAGGAATGCCAGGTGCAGCATTTTCTGTAAGAGTGACGGCGAGTTTGTTTTCAAGTTTACGCTTTAGACGTTCCGATCCAGTGATATAAAATTCGATCTTTTTATGACTGAACACAATATCATACTGCACCCTTTCACCCATGTTATGGATTGAACGCCATAGACGTCTATTGTGATTCGTTATTCCGCTATGAGGTATTAAACGATAGGTAATCATTTCGCACCTCCTAGCACGCTTATAGCCACGATAAACAGCCCAGCATACCAGCTCATAGTCTTGGTTACGTTTGCCTTACCTAGCATCCCTGTAAGGATGATAAGCACGCCTGCTGCCATTGTCGTATAACCCATAAGATCGGGAAGGTTTATCAGGAGCCAGTGGCCCAGGCTAGACAGACACTCGGTTAAAAACATTCCAATTGGTTTAAAGATGACTTCCATTTCCTTTGATACGATTGAGTCACTGAAGTTGTTCAAGTGATCCATGAATGATCCTTCTTTCGCTTTCTCACCGATATACCCCGTAGCCGCTGCAACCATACCCTTACCATTGAATATAAATTTCATGCTGATCCCTCCTATATAGTTTGTAAGAAGTCGCGAATATCTATAGCGTGACGGCAAAGAATGTATCCACAACTTAATGAAAGCAAACTTTCTATCGCCTTTCCTCTATGTCCTAGTATCCAGGAACAACCGCTAAACAGAATCACGAGTACCACGCCTGCATCTATGCCGTTCATGAGTACACCGTGGATATTGCCAAACGAGCTGTTCACACCTGCTGCAAATGAGATTTTAGGAATAAGAAGTAAAACAGGTGGTACGGATGCTGTCAGACACTTGACGGCCTGCACAACGCTTTGATCCTTCTTATTTTTGTAACTGCCGTCCATGAAATCACCGAACTTGATATACTCACGTTTAGCCATTGTTAACCCCTCCTGGTCTAAATACTTTCGGTTGTGCTTGCTTCAGACGCTCTGCAACGGACAGTTTAACAGGTTCTTTCTTGACAGGTCGGATAGGTTCCTTGTGAACTTTACCTTTCTGCTTTTCTAAATGTTCCATGTAAAAGAGCATTGCCTTTTTAGCAAAACCGCTAAAGTTCTTTTTGCTCGTAAACTTTAAAATCTTAGCGTCATCCTCTTTCGTTTTATTGAAAGCTACAGGTTTAGAAAATCGGTTTGACATTGTGTATCACTCTCCTTGCTTAAATGATATTTGCGCTATGATTGTTCGTATTCCAATAAAAATAAAAAAGTCCGAGCAGGTTTCCCCGTCGGACTAGTGTTATGCTAATAGCTATGCTTTGCTATCTAGCATATGCGCTACATATTAAATTGATGCATGGCATCCATGATACTTTTTTCGATACGCTCCATGTCAGCAATTAACTCATCGAATGACGTTGCATCACTGTTATTTAGTTCGCGCTTGATAAGCCCTCTTACTGCTGCTGGGACATTGCTGAAATACCCGTCCACTTTATAGCGTCCAGTAGGTTCAACTATTCCAATATCATCTTCTTTATAAATTTGTTTTTCAATCATGACATTCTTTCCGTCTTCGCTTGATGTAATTTTGTAATCCTCATTAATTTGAATATTTAACATTTTAATTATCCCCTTTTTAATTAAAATTTATTTTGAATCAATTACGTGTACATCTTCTAACCCGCATTTATTACAAGCCATTACAATAATTCTTTTACCGTCTTCCGTTTTAAAGTCCTGTTTTTTATCACAAAAACAGTGTACGTGTGAAAATAATCTATTTAAAAACTTGAACATATAATCAGTCCTTTTGGTAATACTCGCACTCGAAACCATCAGCTTTTAACTTTAAACCTGGTGCCCACGGTATCGGACGGCTCATTATTTCGTATACCTCTTCTAAACTTCCCTCACCTATTTCCTTTTCAATGATTACCTCATCATGCACATGCATAACAACTGGGTAATCTGCTTCTTCTAAGTTCTCTAAACAGAATGCCAGGCAATCCCTTGCAATGGCTTGGATCAGGTTCTCGACTAGGATTCCACCGTATAGTCTACGTGGGCCCCACTTTTTAGTCATCTGATCCAGCCCCATATACTCAACCTGATCTCCATAGTCACCTTGTACGAGTTTAGCTCCCATATATGTTAAACTACGGCCACTTGGTAGGTCAGCGAATAACGTGCCCTTCTCATACCGGTAAGCAATTCCTTTGTTTCCTACTTTTACAGTAGTCTTCCTTCTTACAGCTTCCTGGGCCGCACTGTTGCAGGCGTACCAGAACTTTTTAATATTCGGGTTTGCCTTACGCCAAGCGTCTACAATGCCCTGTAGCTCGCTCTCAGGTATACCCGACTTTAATGCACCCATAGCAATTAGAGCGTTTGGCCCACCTTGATAACCACATGCAAGCGTCGCAACTTTACCTTTTGCACGTAACTCGTATTCGGGATTGCCTTTTACAATTTTATCTTTTGGTACGCCGAACATGTTTGATGCAGTCGCTTCATATATCTTACCGTCACCCGCAAATACATCCAGTACCCACTGTTCACCTGCATAGAATGCAAGAGTAATAGCTTCAATGGCTGAATAGTCAGATATGATAAATCGTTTACCGACTTCAGGAATGAACGCCGGACGTACAAGCTGTGAAAGTATGAAAGCTATGTCACCAAATAACATTTCCATTAATTCAGCGTCACCCTCTGCCAGTGTTTCCCTAGCTGTATGTAAGTCCTTTACTTTGTTTTGCGGCAAATTCTGTATTTGTACAAGTCGTCCTGCCCAACGACCTGTTCTATTTGCACCGTAGAATTGGAGCAAACCTCTGCAACGGTCATCTGCGCAAGTTGAGCGCTCCATTGCTTCAAATTTTTGGGAACTTGTCTTTTTAAGACTTTTTCTTTGTTCGAGTGCATATATCATATCCTCTCTGGATTTTTTACCAATGCCTAAATTTATATCAGGTTCGCTCAACCCGTTTATAATATCATCCATTTCACCTTTAGCGAGGCTGCTAACATATAGCCCACGTTCAGCAAGCCACTCTTTAAACTGTGCATCACTATTTGGATTGCTGATACCCATGAACTCAATCAGGTCTTTTGTAATGTTAGCTTTGTTCTCTGCATCCATCTTGATTGCATTCATAAAATACTGCCTGTCCATTTTAACGCCTCGCGTTACGATCTTGTGATCCGTTGCCCACTGATCCCATATGAAATCAGGTACTGGGAAGGTGTTTAGTTTTAGTTTCAATGCCTTCTCTACAACAACGTCCTGCCTGCAATATTCTTTGAACGCTTCCCACTTTTCAGGATCATGCTCTGGAAGGTTACGGGTACGTCCGCCGTTTACTTTTGTAGCCTTACAAGGTACAGAGAAGTACTTAATTAGTGCCTTACCTGCTTTATCCTTTTGAGCGTCTATTTTAAGCACTGAAGCTGCGCCGTCTAGTGATCCAGGTAAACCTAAGTATAATGCATGTACCATCGTACAGCGCCACTGTTTGGCGTTTAGTTTAAGGTCAAAGTATTTGCTTATACAGGCCATTTCGAACGCCGAGTTAAAAGCATGTTTTACTGCATGGTTGGAAAGCATATCTACTATCACATTGTCTGGGACTTCTTCACCCTGGGCCAAGTCTACTACAATCGTAGGGCCGTCGTCATATGAATATGCGAAAATCAATATTGCAAAGTCAGGAGACTCTACATATTTGTAGACTCCCGACTTCAAAAGGTTAACACTGGAATACGTTTCAATATCTATTGATAAGTTTGTCATTTCTTATCAACCCTTGCTATGCTGTCCTGTGTACTAAATCCTTGAGGGTAACGCGTGGACAGTTTAATAATGTTTGCCTGTGCTGCTGCCGCTAAACTAATCTCTAAGGTTGATAGGATCATACAGAATAAGTGAAATGATTTTTCAAGGTGGAAAACATTGATTTCTCTCACCAGTGCCACGTCTTCAGACACCTTACCTAAATGGTAGGCCACCAATAACGCTGTATCAGTTAATAAATCCGTTTCTGGTGCAAGTGCCGCACACTCAAGTGTTAACATTTCAAATGTTTTCGTCTCTTTAACGATAGGGATGTCTAGCTCATCCAATGCCCTTACAAAGTACCATAGTAAGTCCCCTGACTCTTTTTCAAACTTTACTTTTAATTCCGTGTCCATAGGGTGGTTATGGAAGACAAGCTTTTTAATCAGATCTACTAATTCGCCGCCCTCGCCGATTAACCCCATTGCGATATTAGATAAGTCCATATCTACAGGTGCCGTTCTTCTGCTTAAAGATTGATATTGTGTAGGTAACATTATTCTTCATCCTCCTCATAAATGGATACTTCAAAATCAAACTCTGGATTCTGATCCTCAATGATGTCTTCCAAGCGCTCCTCTACTTCAGACACTGGAAGGTAACTGCCTTGAAAATATACATGTCTTTCCTCGCAACCTGCTAAACTGACAACCCCTAAACCTAGTACAGCAGACAATAATACCTTTCTCATTGAAATAGCTCCTCTGTCCACGGTTCAGCTTGTATAACTTTTGCTTTCAATGCTTCAGCTAATTCCGTGATTTCCTTTTGTGCTCCCTTGCCTGGTTTACGCTTACTGTAGAAGCCTAACAACGCTGTAAGGTTTGCCGTCATTACTAGATTGCAAGTCGCTGCATTCGGTAATACTGCTCGTGCATCCTCTTGTGGTATGCCCTCTTTGATAAGCATATTATACGCCTCTTGTGCTAGTCCCATAGCTCGTACAAAAATGATTTCTGCATCACGGTCACCGCCTACTTTATCAGGTACTACGAAATCGAACTCACCGTGCCTACTATCCGTTGACTGCTTCACATAGCGTTGCGACTGTACTGAGAAACTAAATCCTACTCTATGCCTTGTTAGCTGTGCCAGGAGCGCCCTTGATACGCCTTCAATTGCGAATGTAAAGCTTATGTGTTCCAGTGTTGAAGTATGGCCAGAGGACTGTATAAAACGGATCAGGCGATCTGCTTCAGTTCCTGTACCTTCAGACGCTTTTGTTCCGAAATACTTCTTACCTTCCTTGATTACAATTTCAGACGGTTTGTTTGCTGAATAGCAGGTACGGATAGCCGATAAAGCAATCATCTTTCCTGGGTGATTATTGATTAGTAAACTTGTTTGTTCTGCATCACATAACTCCTGTACAAACTCCTGTGAAACCTGTGAATGCGCAAGCAATTTAACTTTCATTTTCAAATTCCTCCTCAAAGTCCTCTGTAAGACGTTCTAATTTAGATTTATACGTATATTCCTGATCCCATCTTGGTTCACTCCAAATGGCCTGGTCAATCATCCATTCAGCTATTTCACCCATGCAATCACCTATTCTTTTATTTTTGGATTTAGTTTAATAGAAAGGAGGGCTTGTCCACCCTCCAACTGTTATTAAGACATGAAGTCGTCGTCTTCTTCACCGTCTAACTCAATATCGAAATCCTCATCCTCAAAGTCATTCTCAAGACTAGCTCCTCCGCCTAGTGGCTCACCGTCTTGCACTTTAACGATATGATTCAGTCCAACTGCTACGCCTTTATTACCGTTCGCATTGAATGGGAAGAAGTTTAAAGATAGTTTGCAATAACATCCGCTGTACACTTCAGTTTCATCCGTGATCTCCTGGAACTTTGTTTTGCCGTTTGCATCCTTACCGACTGGCTTCGCAATACCAGGTTTTGTTTTATTTGTTGCATTTAAGAAGTAGTGGCCAGCGTATGCCTCATCCTCTGGGAACTCCTCATCACCGTCACGTAATGGCATTTTAGCGTTTGCTGGAATCTTACCGCCCCACTTAGAATCCTTACCTGCTTTTTTAGCTTCTTCAACTGCATCCTTAATCTTTTTAAGAGTAGCCTTGTCCTCTTTAGGAATAAGTACCGCCGTGCTATATTTTGCCTCGCCATCGTTGATCGCCTTAGCGTGGAATACATTTGCATAAGATAAACGAACTTTACCAGTAATTACTTTTGTCATTTTAATTTCCCCATTTCGATTTTTATTTGTTCTATTTGGTACATTTACATCATATAATGTATTTTACGATTTGTAAAGTACAAGTTAGAAAAAAGTTTTAAAAACTTTTCTCTTATTCATAAAAACTCTCATCCAACTCTATTAGAGTAGGCTTGTCCATATCAATATTAACCTTTAAATCCTTTTCACCTTTTTCATTTGTATCCATTTCAACGATAACACCTGCATCTTTAAACATTACAATTGCTTTGTCTCCTACCTCCATCTTACCTAGTTTCTCCTGAATAGCTTGTAGAGCTTTATTAAGTTTCATCACACATCGAACTCCTCATCCTCAAAGTCACTTGTAACCGTGTTAACGGCCTTGCGTGGATCGCTTTCAGGTGCTAGAGTAGGTAAGCCCTCTGTCTTCTCTACGAGATCACCTAGAAGCTCCTGGAACGCTTTCTTACCTAGTTCCTTCTCAATAACAGATAAACTCTTCAGTTCAGGTTCTTTGAATGCTACCTCATCCCAAAAGTCGTCAACAAGGCGTTTCTCTACTTCTTTGATATCTTTAAATTTACGAGTAGATCGTCCCCTCACCTGTTTCCATCCGTCGATCTGCTTACCTTGTAACACTTGTTTCTTTACATAGGATTCTACATCTGCGGCCCAGGCTTTAAGCTGCATAGCTAAGTGCAGGATCGTCCCCATGTCCTCATCTGGAATCAATGCAGGATCGGTGAACTCATGCTCCAGTGCTTTCAAGTTTTCATCTGCACGGGCCTGGCAGTTGCCCTTCACTTTACACCAGCGACAATGATCGCCTGCCTTGAACTCTCCTTCTCCTGCAAATGCTAGATTCGCAGCAGGTTTTACAACATGGTTAGCCCACTTCATTAAATCAGTTACGTGAATCTCCCATGAACTGAAGTTATTCAGTCTAGGTTGTACAATGTGGAGTACGATATCTTGGAACTCATATTCCTCATGGAACTGCTTCCACGCTCCGAGTGCATACATTTTAAGTTGAGAGTTGTCGTCCGCATATACCGGAACGCCCTTGCCGTATTTCAAGTCAATGATATGTAACCGTTCATCGTTGACTATTAGAATGTCTCCTGTTCCGAATCCTTCAGGAGCCCAGTCAGAATAATCTAATTGTTGCTCAATAGCCATGTAAGTTGTAAGCAGGTTCGATTCTTCATACTCGTACTTTTCAATTACATAATCGACATACTTTCCTACTTCTTCTAGCATTTCCTCATCAAAGTAGGGGTTGCTCGCTTCAAAGTCCTGTACCGAGGCAATATCAGCACCGTCATTACCTGATAGGTAAGTACGTAGTAAGTGCTCACTATACTCGTGTGCAGCCTCTCCCTGTAAGGCATATTCACTATTACGGTTATCAGGTATTGCATCAGTCAAGCGTGCTGAAGGTGGGCAATTAAGCCACCTACTCGCACCGCTCGCACTTAGTAGGGCATGTGAACGCTCTCCATGTTTAACCATTGATTTTCACCAACGCTGCATAGAAGTCCGAATATTGATCTTTAGGAATCTTAGTTAGGGAAACTGCGCCAAACTCCTTCAGCACTCCTCTGATCTCATCTTTGTAGCCTTCTACTGATAATTGTTTTGCCTTACCGCGAATCATTTCAAGTGTTACAGGTTTAGCCTCTCCATTATCGGAATCAGTAGCGTCCTCCTGTGAAACCTTAGCATTGCTCTCTTGAACAGGCTCGGTTCCTGCTCCTTTGTCTTCCTTAGAGCTGGGCTTGTCCTCAACTTCAGCAGCCAATTCCATGAACGTTGCATATTGATCCTCTGAAAGATCTGATAATTTTTTCACGCCTAACTTGTCCAGGATGAATTTTACGTCAGCCTTTCCATCTGGTAGGTTAGCGATCTGTTTAGCTTTTAGTTTCACTGATACGAAATCATATGACGTTTCTGACTGCTCAGAAGCCTCAGACGGCTCATTCTCGGTCTGTTTCTCTGTTTCAGGTGCTGAAGTATTCTTTTCTTCTTTGGGCGCTTCAGCGTCTTTCAAGGCTTTATTTAATGCAGCATCAAACTTTCTAAGATCACTTTCTGGCAAGCCTACCACCGACGCGATATTGAATTCCGCAAATAACGATTCTAAAGTTTCATCGTCCAAACCTTTTATTTTATCATCAAGACGTTTAGCTGATTTAGTTGAGATATATTTAACTTCATTTTCAACAGGCTTGCTTTCCTCTGCAACTTTCATTTCATCAGAAGCCGTTTTAACTTTAAAATCTCCATTCGCAACTGCTTTCGCACTAGCCGTAACATTCACTGTAACTGGCTTTGGTGCAACTTGATATCCTGCCGCTAAAGCATTAATAGCCTCTACATATTCCTCAATAGTTGTAGCTTCAATAGTAACCTGGATTTTCATAATTAATTTCCCCTTTTTAATTAATTTAGTTTTTATTTGTAAATAGATCAATCGTACCGCCATACTTTGTAATGATCTTGACAGCCTCATCAACTGTAAACTGTCTACCATACCCACCCATTATCTGTGACATAACACTTTCCGTCACACCGATGTGCTCAGCAACTTCACGTTGACGAATGCCGTGCTCTACAAAGTATAAACGAAGCGGTTTGTACATGTTTTTCTTATCCATCCTGCTCACCTCTTTCGCTTGCCTGTAATTAATATAACATTATGATTCCTAAAGTGCAATAGATTATTTAAAGTTTTTTAAGTAATTCTTTCCAGTGTAGTGCTGTAGTAGCGTAGTGCATGATTCCCCTATAAGCTATAAACTATATATTTTGTATAAACTACTTTAGATTATATAAACTACTTTATACAATTCTATTACTTTTATCTACTCTATATAATATTGAACTACAGAACTACATAGATTAATAAACCCTTGAGGTTATTGGCGTTGACCATGTAGTGGATAGTGTAGTGCATACCATTTTAGAGCATACATGTACTACAAAAGTTTGTAGTACTGTAGTGTAGTGTAATTTAGAACTACAGCTACATACACTACAAAAAAAAAGCCCCCATAAGAGGACTTATACTTGATACAGCTCTACAAACCATTTGCGGTAATCAGCGAAATACCAATTGATAGCACCTAGAGCATTACGGTCTGTTACTGGCTCGGTGATAACGTAGAAAATCCCGTTTCCTTCATACACTAGTGATCCTTTTGTCCCGAACTCTGCGAGCTTGTTCATGCACTCCTGTGCTTCAGGGACACCAACTCCACCCGTTTTAAGTACCCACTTACCTCCACTATTCGGCACGCTGCCACCTCCTGATACTGTTTTACCTGTTACGGCTTGTACAATTGCATTTGCGATAGCTTGCATGTTGGCAAAGAATTTACGCATGTCATCTGCATTCGTGATGAATGCTAACTCAATCAGGATAGCTGGAGCATTCGTCCCGCGTAGTACACCTAAATCCTTACGCTCTTTAGGGCCTCTATCACGGTAACCTGCGGCTTTAGCGATCGCAGCCGATACTTTACCCGCTAAACCTACCTGGTCGTAATACAGCACTTCTACGCCTGTAGCTGAAGCATCATCCGAGGCATTGAAGTGTAATGAGATATCAAGTCGTCCGTTTGAGTCAACTGCGTTACACAAGCTAATCAAGCGGTTGATGTTAGCATTTTGAGTAGTGCTCACGTTATCAGTACAATCAACGGTACGCTGTCCAACTTTAGCAAATGCCGCAGCTAACACTGGAGCGAATTGACGGGCAACGGCTGATTCCTCGTAGCCGCTACCTCGTGCACCTCCGCCCTGTGTATGCCCTGCGTGATAAGTTACAGTATTATAAGCCATACATAAAACCTCCTTAGATTTCTGTTTTAGAATTTAAAATGAAGTCGATACAAGTTTTCAATTCAGGCCTGCGTGAGATAACAAGCTCATAAGGTAAAGCACCCTCTTGAATCCTCATTGCTAAGTATTCGCACATATTACATCACTCCTCCAATCAGCAATTCGTCCAGTACTTTCTTTACTTTATTCAATTGCTCTCTTAATTCTTCTACCTCTGATTTCTCTGGTGGTTTGGACGGCTCTACGGGATCGGTAGGGGGTGTATAGTCCTTTGTTTTAACCCACTTACCATCTTTGAATACAGGCTCGTAAATGCCGTCTGGTACTTGCTCCATAGTACAATTAGCAGGTACAATAGGTTCTTCGCCAATATACTCCTCATGCTCTACAGGTTTAATTGTCGGTACGTAGTCAACTCTAAACATTACGCAATTAGGACATTCGTACTTCCCTGTTTCATCCTCTTGGTGTACCTCGCATAACTTTTCATTCGTTATAACTTCTTCAATTACCTCCGTGTCAACAAAGTACTTATGCATAATTGGTTTTGTAGGTAGTGACCGCATTTCCGTAAACCTTCCATCCTTGTCATAAAAATAACCCCAAAATACTGCCATGTGTAGACCTCCTTTTATATTACGTACGTTAGTACGATGTCAACTCGTTTCCCTTTACCGTTACTGCTTACTGCTACTGCTCCAGTTGTACCATTAACGAATACCTGTACCATCGCTGTACCGTCCGTAGTAGGAGTATACATTGATAAGTTACCTGTTGTTGGACGTAGTTCAGGTGGTAGCGTTGCAACTAGTACGCCTGTAGCATTTGCATTTAGCATTACGGCACCTTTTAGCATAACCGTGGAGTTACGTCTTACCGCCTGCAACGGATAGTTCACATCTGGTGCAGTGGCTTCCGATGACACAGTAATATTAGTTGTGCCGTCTAGTCTTGTAGCAAGTGAAGCAACCTCAAACTTTCCAGTATCTCCATAGAGCGCAGCCTGGTTAGACCAGTTAGCTGCGCCTGCTGCATCCATAGGAGCAATGGCGTAAAAGTTATTCGTTGTGTTAATCGTGTGCCTAAATCCTTTAGAGTAGACACCTGCCGCGTAAGGCCGCATTTCCCATGAAGCCGCCGAACCTCTTATCGTGAATGGTGCGTCAAATGTCACAGGACCTGTGAAAGTGTCTCCTGCTTTTTTAGCAAGGTTTGTATTTGTGTTAACATTGAACGATTGAGTAGCAGGGTCGTACTCAAATGGAGTTACTTTATTCACATCATCATATATATGATACTTTCCTATAGCGCTTAATCCTGCGAAAAAGTTAGACGTTGCACCTGTAACATAGTTTATATACGATGTCGAGCTTGATGTAACTCTGTCCAATTTAAGAGGCCCTGTCATCGTGTCGCCTGCTTTTTTAACTACGTTCGCCTTGCTAGTAACAACATTGAAAGTGCCGTCTGTTTCAACTGTGAATATATCTCGGTTGTTTGTTTTATCTGTAAACCATGCTTTACCGTTTGCATCCGTTTCTAACGAATATTTTTTAGTGCCGTCTTTAGAGTTGATAAACACAGGAGAGTTTACAGATAATGTACCCGTCATCGTACCGCCTGCTTTAGGTAATGCACCTTTTGCAAGCTCTCCAGCTTGAATGATAGCTACAAGGTCAACGCCTGCGAGCATATCACCTGCAACGATAGCACGCTCAAGCATTGGCCACTCATTTTGTGATTCGATAGACTTGTCACTGGCAATGGCATCCTGCACCCAAAAAGTAAATTGGCGAGTTACTGCGTCTTTACCTTCAGGATATTTAACAGTTACTTCAGCATACACCTTTCCAGGTGCTGCGAGTGTTTGCGTTGTAAGGACAGCCGATATAAGAGCATTAGGTCTGTCCTCAATATTACAATACTGGAAGACTAGCTTTCCATCTGGCTTCCTAAAGTCGATACGGACTTGAACAGCGTCTGTCAAGTCGAGTGGCCCGTCCTTATCGTTTGTTAATCGAATGATGAGTTTGTCACTGATTCTATCTCCCTGTGAAAAACTAGCAATCATTTCTTTGTTTAAATCGTTGAAGGTATCTAGTGTAATTTCTCTTCTCTTAAAGATGTTATTGGCCATTTTTACCCTCCCTTTTTACTTCTGCCTTTCCTTTAAGGATTGCAACTGAATTAATAATTGCAGGCGGCATAGGTACGCCAATCTTACCTGCATTCTCAACAATTGAAAGCAGTTCGTTTGCAATGTAGAAAAACAATACTGCTTCCCTGATTGCGCTTGTTTGCCCGAATACATTGTCGAGGTGTGTTGCAATACCAATTAGTGTGAATATCATCACTTTACGTGCAATGCCGATAAATCCGACTTTGCTTTTTGCTTCCCCTTTGATGGACGCTGCTACTGATCCCGTTATAAAGTCTACTACTGCGAGTATTACCATGAAGCGTAACAGCATGTCCCATCCTCCTAAAAACCATCCTATCGCGCCGCCTAGCCCCAGTGTCGCAGATTTAAATATAGTGCTTGCTTCCATTTCTCCCCATCACCTCATTTACCGTATAAATAAATTATAATTGGTAAATTATTTTATGTCACCAATTATTACGCCCTGTACAATCATGACACGGGCGTTCGCTTTAGGTACGTAGGAGCCGATATATGGATAGCGTTTTATAGTAGGAATCGTCATACCGTCCAGGATAACGGTAGGCCGTCCAGTCGTGTAATTCGCTGGGATTTTACCGAACTTGACCGATACAATTGGACTCTTGTCTTCAGTCAAATCCAAAAACTCGTTTACGTCCATCATATGTGTACCACCTTCCTGATCTCGTGTGTCATCGTTCCGCCTGCTTCAAGTGTCATATTCCAAGCTGTCTCATTGTATTTATCGTCGATCCCTAGTTTGCTGTATTTCAACTGGATAACGTCGTGGTAGTCATGCATAGGCATAAGCGCAGTAGTGAATTTAGACTTACCGAACACCTGGGAAGCATTTGAGGCGATCCGTTTTGTATAGTCGTCTAGTGCTGCCTGGTTTGCTACGTCCTCCAGCTCTCTATATTCAGCGATCACACGGCCACGGTTTACTGTGCTAGTAGGCGAGTCAGGATTATCATTTGTGTAGACAGAGCGCAAGGGCTCCTCTTCAGAGTTAGTCCTAACTATGATCCATCTATTCGGTACGTTGAACGTGTCCAGGTCTTCTGATACTCCTCGCATGATGATAGACAACTCACTATCGTCATACACGTAATCTACTGATCTATCTTGAGGCAACACGTATGGATTGCTGTTAAACGTTCCGTTCACATCAACCAAGATCGGTGTGAAGTTTATATTTGTGGCTAGACTATTAGCAATTGCATTTTTAGACGTACCGATCTCAAACTGAAGGTCGCGGGATACGACACTGTTTGTATCCGCAATAGCATAATCTTTAATACCTGCACTTTCTAAAACGGTAACAATGGCATCCTTATAATTCGTTCCTGCTGATACCGTGTACATGTCTGTAACCTTGTCCTCAACTAATATCAAACTAAGATCATAGGCTTCTACGTTTCTAATAATGCCCTCTGCTTCATCCACTCGTTCAGGACTGGATAGTATGAATATGCCGAGCGGAAACTCTATTTTACCTTTCGCCTTGCCATTCATTTCAGGCATATCAATAACCATAACGGGCCTGATTCTATCGCTCAAGTAATCTATTTGCACGGCTGCAAACTCCTGGATCGTAAACTGGGCTGTCCGTCTGATATCGTTGAACACGCCATAGTCAATAGATGCTGATTTAACGTTATACAGCTCCCTTATGAACACGTTATTTTTATTTAGTAGCTCATATCGAAAAGACACGGAACGCGTACCATGCGCCCCGTGCAATACTTGTTTCACCTCTTTTTCGGTGTAACCATTTCTAGCTAAAGATATCATTCTATCGCCTCCTGGTAATATACTTTTGTAAGATGTATCGACACGTACCAGAATGTGCGGCCCTCATCAATGTTAACTGTATCAAAAGTGACAAAGTCCTTTTTACCCCAGTTGTCACGTAAAATGAACGCCTCGCCTAGTTGCGCATATTCTCTGATCTGTAATACGTCATCCCAGTTCTCTACTTTGTACCGGTAATCCATTGTTCTATTTAAGTTACTGCCGAACTCTGTCATAGGATACGGACGGCCTACAAAGTCACTTGAAACTGATTTACGGCCCGTTACCTCTTTACTACCTTCTCTTTTTCTAAGTGTAACATATGACAGTGTATTCGATGCAACTGCTAATTGCGTGTCCCGCAGGCTAACAACTACCGTTACCGAGCTACTGTCTACATAAGCGCCGTTCGAGCCCACTGCACGCACTTTATACACTTCAGTAGCATTTGGCGTAGGCATTCTGTCCGTCCAGTTCACAAGGCCCGTATTAGGGTTTGAAAGCCTCTGCACTTTGATCCATTCCCCGTTACCTGTCTTTCTGAAGAATTCGTTAAAGTCCGTTCTCGGTGTATTCCCTGTAGCAAATGGATTGAGTACACTTAGCGATACAGTCCCGTTTATATTGTCAACTGTAGCCGATAAGGTAGGTGTGTTAGGCTGTGTATAAGAGATTGTAATGTTAACCCTAGCATCATTACTCCATAGCCCTGAACTATCCGCTATCGCAACGTTAACATAATAAGCCGTACTATTGGCAAGTGCTGTAGTTATTGTTAATGCCTTATTAGGGCTGATCTTTATGGCCTCAAATACCATAGAATTATCTGAAGTCTTGAATACTCTAACTCTGTACTGCACCTGATCTGGGTGTGACCATGTAATGGTTGGATTGGCGTCTGGTAGCGTCGAGTTATTCGCAGGACTCGTGATAATAGGAGTTGTTGGCGTTCCTGCTGCTGTGAATACTGTAACAGTTGAGTACGGGCCAACTAGTCCGCCCTGGTCATATGTTCTAACTCTCCACTCGATCTTACCTGCTGGGAATGTATTGGTCGGTGCATCATAGTACTGGTTTACGCTATTTTGCGTAACAACTGTCCAGGATGAGCTGCCTTGCATCCTCCAATTTATCTCGAATTTTGACTGTGGATCGTTCCCGTCTGGATCGTTGTGCCTCCAGGACATCCGAGTAACTTTAGAGCGATCAATAGAGGTACCGTTTGGTGCTAGGTTATCAGGCGCTCCAGGAGGATCATTCTGGCTAATTGTGAATACGCCGTCTGATTCATCCCACGGGCCATATGATACGCCGTCATATGCACGTACTCGGACTTTAGCCGTCGATGTTTCAAGTTCATTACCAAAATTGTAAGATTGACTCGTTGCGCCTGCAAACGATAAAGGAATAATATCTTTCCAAGTGCTGCCGCTATCAGACGATAACTGAACGTTGTATCTTAGCTGACTTGCCGCTTCACCTGAAGAATAAACAATCTTGTACAGAAAGTCCATATCAAAACCAGTGAATGTACTACTAGTAGAATCTTGTACCATTGCACAACCATTCGCATTAGACCGGTAAGTATCAGTTCTCGACATTTGGTAAGTAACCGACGATCCGTCTTTTGCTTCAATTACGATTGCGTACCTGTTACCTTTTGTAACTGCTACACTTGGCAGATCAGCATAGCACCATACTGGAGAGGTACCACTTTCAAATACTACGTCTCCCTGCGCAACTAAACGCGACTTATCAGCGAGCCAGTAGCCTGTAGAGCCGTTTGTGTGATAAAGTGACATTTTATATGAAAGTCCTGAATTGGACACGCCTAGGCGTAGATAGATACGTTTAATCAATGCATTATCAGCATTCATCGTGAAGGATTGCCCAACTGCTAGTTTATTACTGAATATGATAGCGTCTTTAGCAATAAACGGGTCTTCCGTGTAATCCCTGATATCGTTTGATGCTGTCCACGAGATCGCTTGACTGCCTGCTACTGTTTCCCCACCGTTTGGACTTACGACTGTAGGCTTGCTAGGTGGTGCATTAAATTCTACAGTAATGAAAGGACGTGTCCCTGAATATGGATTATTCGATAACGCTATCGTAGCGTCACCACCTGAACTTAAATTTGACGATTTCATTACAAGAGCGCTAACTTGTGTACCGTCCAGTTTAGCCTGTACAATGCTCGTAATGTCTATTGGATTCCAACTAGGCGATCCGACTTGTAAAGTTACTTCAGGAGATACTAGATTATCAGATATTAACGGCTGGCTTCTCCATGTAAGAGTATCAGGGTTGTAGTCCGATGCTACGGCGTGCACTCTAAATTTAAGCGTTCCGTCAAACCCACTTGCATAAACCGTTAACGTTGCTTTAGTTATTTTCGCATCCGTCGGGATACCTTTAATCATGTTAGGATATTTAGAGTAAATACGGCGGATATCGTTACTTAATAGCGCTACTGATTGCTCGTTTAGATAAACACCGTCCGAGTTGTTAGAGTATACAGTGTTATCATTCTTAGCGCCTACCAAGTTTCCAACGAATATAGTCGGATCGACTTCAATTGGAAAAGCTAGTCCGTCGGTATCGACTGTTAACGTTACAATCCCGTCTTTTACTACCTGTTCCACATCACGGTATACTCCATTTGCATCTGTTAACCAGGCAGGAGCGAGTTGTAAATTTCCGTCCGTGTCACCATCAACGATAAACTGGAAAGTAGTAGGCGCTTTTTCAGTTTTAAGAATGATAGTTTCTTTTAAACTAGTTGGCGTTACTTCTAATTTAACGTCGGTACTTGTCCAGGCACTTCTATAAATAACCTCGTTAATCTTATCAGGATTGACTTTACCTTTTACTTTTCTAGCTCCTACAGGGATAAAAATTAATTGCTCGTCGTCGTGACTGATTGAATACCCTGAAGCGAATAGGTGCGGCACTCGTGCGTCAAACGGTACTTTAATTCCCTGGTAGTCGTCTGTATCTGCTTCCCTGGAAAGCATAGGGTTAACCGTTCTAAGTTGTCCGCCGTCGTCTTCATAGTGTACAACCTCGTTGAAGGTTTCCATTGTGTACGAGCCATCAAAGTTTATCCATGTTTTAGAGAAAGGAGAGCGCTTATGCAGCAACTCTCCAACTTTAAACTTATTATTCATCCTTATCCCCTCTTTCTTACTTTCTGTTTGAACGTGTCAAAGAATTCGATTACCTGTTCAAATTCCTGCATATTGCTTGGATCAATATTTACAGTGATTGAGTTTGTATTTCCGCCGTTGTTGTTCGTGATGACAGGCCCGCCGTTTGTGTTCATAGGCGTTGCCGTCGCGCTGATTACAGGTAAGTCTAGCATATTAGATAATTTCACCTGTACGCCTTTAGTAGCTCTATTTATACTATCAGATATTGGCCCGCCGAAGTCAAGTTTATCTATGTCGGATAGTGGCCCAGTCTTGGCAGGTGAGAACGGTAAGAAGTCACGGGCTTTAGACGCAATGTCACTGATAGCATTTGTTACTGCACTAGCAGCATTCTTGATTCCTTTTGCCATCATATCAATTAATCCTTTACCTGCGTTAAAGAAGGTATTTCCGAAATTCTTGATAATGTTAACCGCACCGTTTAAACCGCTTGTAACGAAATTCTTTACAGTATTGAACGTATTCGATACAACGTTTGAGAATCCACTCCATATACTAGAGAATGCTGATTTAATAGAATTTCCGATTGACGATACAATGGATTGTGCTGCGGACATCCCTGACTGTATAACTGAACGGATAGCATTCATAACAGTTGTAACAACACTCTTAATAGCATTCCATACTGTACTGAAGATGCTAGAAATAGAGTTCATCACTGTAGATGCTACGGACTTAATAGCATTCCATACAACTTCAAATGCTGTTTTCAAGCCGTTCCATATCGTAGTAAGAGTTGACTTAATAGCGTTCCAGACCGTTGTATATACGGCTTTCATAGCGTTCAAGTACATTTCTGCTAGCATCTTAATGCCTGTCCACACTGTACTGAAAACAGCCTTTAAGCCGTTCCATATACCTTCTAAGAACATTTTAATACCTGTCCAAACTGTTGTCGCTACGGCTTTAATACCATTCAGGACAGTATCCCAAACGCCTTTAATAGCGTTCCATACTACTTCAAACATACTCTTCAAAGTACCCATGAATGCCTTGCCGAAATTCCCTATCGCTTCAAACTTAGTTGCAAAGAAAAACCATATCTCGGTAATAACATCGTTCCAAATCCCTTTAATGCTTTTCCACACATCATCGAAATATTTAGCAAACTTGCCTACGAATTTACCCAGGAAGCCGAATATCTTACCAACGCCCCATAATTGGAAAGCGTTCCAGATAAACTCCAGTGCCCCGTCCCATAACTGCTTTACACCTTCCCATAGCTTGTCCCAGTCTCCTGTAAACAGGCCAGTAAATATTTTAACAATGCCCATGATGATATTAAGAGCGCCGTTGATAACACCTTTGATATTTTCCCACGTACCAATTACAACTTCTTTAATAATCATCCAAGCTATCTCGAATACGGGCTGTAAGAAGTCCATTGCGGCTTTACAAGCTGTTACTATGCCATTCCAGGCATTTGTTGCGGCTTGCATGATCTGTGCGCCGTTCTCATCCCAAAACTGTTTTATCTGCGCCAGTTTCTCGCCTACAAAGGCACCTATCGCCGCCATAGCCGGACGTATCGCATTGTTTAGTATAAAGTTCCATACTGCAAGCGCGGCGGCTTTAATGGCTTCCCAGCCTGCTATAACACCATTACGGAAAGTTTCACTGTTATTCCATAGGTATACAAATCCCATAGCGAGCCCTGCAATGGCAGCAGCTACAACCCATACTGTGGCACTCATAGCAGCTAAACCCGTTACCAGCGGGCCTATGAGCATCCAGACAGCGTTTAGAGCTGCAAGCATCCCATTCCATAATCCTATACCTGCTGCAAGTGGAGATAATAGAAGTGTTAGTGCAGGGATCAACATTAAAGCTCCTTGAATGAATAGTGCCAGTGTAGGATTAGCCTCATTGAACTTGATAATCAGCTTACCGATTTCAGTCGCAAAATTGACAACTGGTGTCATAACATTCGTAAAGGCTTGTACCATCGGCTGCAACGCTTCAGCCCATACGGTTTTAAACTTTTCAGCAGCTAGGCCAAGCGGTGTGAGTGTATCACCTAACTCTTTAATCTTAGCCATTGTTTCTGCCTTCAGTCCTTCTAGTTCCGTAGTGGCACGAGTGCGGGCTAAATTCATTTTCTGTTGCCATAGGTTAACATAGTTGTCTAGTTCAGGCTGTGACATTTTGCTGATTGCTGCGATCTCTCCTGCTGCCTTTGGCCCCATCTGCGATAGATAGTTTGCAAACTCTGTAGATGTCCGGCTTGCAATCGAATTAAGGTTTGCATTCCAGTTTGTCATTGCGTTAACTTGTTCCTGTAAATTCTGCGTTAACGTTTTGGCTGAAGTTTTATTGAGCTGTATTTTCTCGAATAATCCCCAGGCTGTAGCAATCTCCTCTGTTCTAGCCTTTACCGCTTCTTTATACTTGGTAAGCGCTGCTTCCTGCTCTGCAAATACCGTGGACGGATCAGGGCCTTTTGCCGCTTTCCACAATGCACCGTAGGCAACCGTACATGTAGCAGCCGCAGCCATAGCAACCATACCGATTCTCATTTGGCCCTGCATAATCATATTCTGCATATCTGTGAGGGCCTTCATGTTGGCAGTAGGGCCTAACATTTTAAGCGCTAATACTGAAGCGTCTCCAGCGTTTGCAAGTTTGTTCAGCCCATCTGCCGCAGCTAGTCCGCCTCTGTTTATTTGCAGTAATTTACTCCCCATACGGTCATAGTTTGCACTGATCTTGCTCGCCTGAGTTGACAGGTTCATCATTGTACCCGCCTGCTGGATCATGGACATTTTCGCAAGCTCGTTCGCCTTCATTGCGTCCTCTGCTGCCTTTTTCTGTGCTGCGCCGATCTCTTTTACCTGCGCTAAGAACTGTGCATTTGTACCCTGGAACGTTTTAGACGCCTGTGTCAGTTTAAAGTAGTCGTACTGTGCTTTCATCATAGCATCACGGTACGGCCCCATTGCCATCTGCTGATCCCACCATGCTTGTTTCATTTCACGGTGCATTGCTCGTGACTCGGCACTCATGGAACTCCAGGCCGCTCGTGCTGCTTCCTGCTGCTGTCTGTAAGCACTCTGGCCATATCCACCCATCTGTGCATAGGATTGGCGAGCAGTGTTATCCATGCTACGGTAAGCGTTGTTTGTATCGTTCGCCATTCCAGACATAGCCCGTGCGTTCGTAGTACGCATACTATTGAATGCTCGTGACGTTTCACTTGCTGAACGGTTACTAGAACTAGATATGGCACGAGTCATCCTGTCTAGCTCTGCATTGACTTGCTGTGCGTCACTGCGTAAGTTATTCGTCTGTATGCGGGAATCTATTAATATTCTTCCATCCGCCATAATGTCACTCCTTCGCTTTTTGTCGTGCTAATATCGCCTTTTTACGTGCTTCCTGCTCACGTTGATGTGCGTTGAATTGGTTACGCTCGATTATCGGTCTAGCTTTTTCTAGCATATAGTATTCTTTCATTTTTATTATACGCTTTCTTTCGTCTTCGTTCCCCTTTTCTTTTTTAGGGATCGGACAGGATCGGTAATACATAGCCTCGCCCATCTTGCACTTATCTGATAAGGAGTGAAACAGCGTTATGAATTTATCCCAGGTCATTTTACCCTGCTGCTCAATCAAGTCAATACCGTAATCAAATAAAAAAGAGGAGTAGATGTACCCCGCGTCCTCTTTCCAGTCATAAACTGGTACGGGTTCATCTTGCTCCTCCTCTTCTTCCTGATTATCGGCCTTTACAGGTTGATCCTTGTCACGTATTCGGATGTTTAGTTTGTCACGCAGCAGATCAAAAGCAAAATCTAGTAGCCTTCCATGTTTAGATATGGCTTCTAATATCTCATTATCCACTACAAACATGTTTAGTGCTATTTTAAGCCTTGTCTCCATATGCAGCGATTCATCACCAAACATTTCCAGAAATACGAGAACATTATCAAAAGCAAGATTCAATTCGATATCGACGCCTTGCCATTTATAGATATCTGGATTTCTCTCTGTAAGGCTAAACATATTACTTCTTACCGTTCTGTAGGTATTTATCGGTTACTTGAGCGTATGTTTCCTCATCCAGATCAGAAACCAAACGCAGTAATTCTTGTGCCAGTGGCATAAGTTTTAAAGCTGATTTTCCAGCTAGGGCATACATTGTTTTGAAGGTACCTTTACCGAGGATAGTTTCAATCAGATCTTTCATCATGTCACACTGTTTAGCTGTAAGTGCAGAAATTTCCTCATCCGACATGTCTAGTAAACTTGCACTAGATTTAGCAATTTCCTCGCCTGCAATACCGAATTTCTTAGTCGCTTTCACGTACTTTTCTTTTGATGCATCATCCATAGGAATGCTGTACACCGTTCCGTTAATATCAATCTCTTTATCATGATTCTTCTCAAAATTAAACTGTACAACTTTACTCATATGTTTCATCCCCTTAAATTAGTTTATGTATTCAGTATAATTAAAGAAGTAGAGGCTGTCCACCTCTACTTTACTAGTACTATACTGCTGCCGTGAATTTAGGAGCGCCATCATAAGAGATCGTCCACTCAATTTCACCTTTGCTGTTTGCGTCTCCACCTGGTAATTTAATGTCTGAAATTGTAGCAGGGCCGTTCCACTTGTCGCCGTTTGGCTCTGTTACGATAAAGTCATCTACTTTACGTGCTGGGCCTGTCTTATTTGCAAGCGCCATAATGTAGTCTTGTGCTGGATCGCCATATTTACGGTGTCCCTCGAATGCATACGACATTTTGAAACCTGTTACGTCTGTAGTAGCAGATCCCGCACCGTCGTAGTAGTAAGTGTCTTCAGTTTCTTCATTGTTGTCAGGATCAACGCCTGTAACACCTGCGCCGATTGCCATTTCAGCAGTAGTACCATTTTTAATAGCAAATTTATAACCGTAGTTCATTAAAAAGCCTGTACCTTTTGCCATCTTTAAATCATCCTTTCCATTTCAAATTGGAGTATAGCCGTATACGTGTAAAACCTGTCCTCTACTAAAGCAACAAAAGCAGGCTCCGTATACACGTTTGCACTAATGATCCTATACTTATTATTATAGGTTAGGTGCGGTTTTCTCTGCAAGTCTTTATATTGATCTACTATGTCTTCTATCGTTTGCATGGCCTCACGCTGATTCATACCCTTCACGAGTATCTGGATCTGCTTTTCTACGTTCTCGCCAATATAGAGCGCCTGTGCAGGCGTAGAAGGCACTAAACGGATAGCATTAGAGTCTTTATCCTTGTCCAGTACATCAATGTTTACTTTTTTAGTAGTATTCAGCATTAATGTTTCCATTAACCAGATCATAAGTTATCACCTACTTCTTTTCCTGCTGCTCGTACCCAGTCAGATAAAAACCTGGATTTCGCAACTTCAAACCACAATGCTTGTGCGTTTGGATTCATGTCATGGTGGAAATTGATATCTACGCCGTAATAGATTTTACGGATGTAAGGCGTATCCCAAATGATTTCACCCTTACCAATTTGGGAAGCTATTACACCGCTATCCTCTGCCTGCCCTGTATCTTTTGGTATGAAGAAGTTAGAGTCCTTCAGCACTTGTTCATCCAGCACAACCTGGGCCTTTGCTACCGCCTCCAAAGACTTGTCTAAAATATCCTCATCCCACTGGATATTGACCGTTGTCCTAATCATGCTAAGTACACCTCGACGTGGTGCAGCTCTCTAGTGTACAGATAGTCAACTTGCTTCACTACAAATTCGATCCCGTTGTGAATGATCTTACTTTTTTCAGTAGGGATTTTATTGTTATAGTCCGAGTTTACCATGTCAATGAACATAACGCCTCGTGCAACCATAGAATTACCGTTTCCGTCTGATATCATTTGTGTGGACGGCTCCACTCTGACATGCTTGTAATCGACTGAAGGAAGATAACTGCCTCCACTGCCGCCCCATCCACCAGACGTGCCCGCATATTCTAAATACTGGACAGTATGAATCAATAAATGTTTAGGTATTTGTCTAGCCATTTAGTATCGCCGCCTTTGTACCGTCCTTACGCCGCTATAGAGCAGTCCTGTAGGTGTTAGGTAGTCAATTACTGTTAGTGCGTATCGGTTAGCAACTGCGGACGCCTGTGAGCTGTCAGCGCCACTTTCAGAATACTTACCAATTGTAAAGCCACCGCCTCCACCTTCAACCACTGATCCGGCTAACTCACCGTTTTGATTTAAGAACTCCACTTGTGCAGCAGTAGCCTTTTTAATTTGGCCCTGAATGAAAGGAGTAAAGTTGCTAAAACCATAGTTAACAATTCTATAGTGCGTAAGTACATCAATTGCCTCACTCGCTCTCTTTATAAGCCGTGGCAGGTCTTCAGCATTAACAGGGACGCCCATATACTCATCTTTGTAGTATGCTGGTGTGATGTAATCCATTACTTCATAACCTTTCTTTTCGCAGGTTCTTCAACGCGCTCCAGTACAGCCGTACCATAGTTAGCTTCCGTGTAATCATTGATCTCATCTGCCTTTGTAACGGTAATCTCTTTTACTTGGCCAGCGTCAACTGGGCCTAACTCTTCACTATGAAAACTTTGTAATGCGATATACTTTGCCATTGTATACACCCTTTCTATTTAAGAAAAGCCCACTATTTCTAGTAGGCTTTTTAAGTTTGTATTTTATTAAGGAGTAACTACAGGAGCCGTTACTTTTACTACAGCAGGTTTGTTGTCATCTAAGATGAACTCACCAGCTTTACCAGCACCCTGGAACGCTACGCCGTCAAAGTCTTCTGATTCAATTGTACGTGCAGTAGTGATACCTGTGAACGATTTACCGATACCAGGAATGTAAACTAATGCAGCGTTCGCACCCAACTTAGAAGCTGGAACTTCATGAATCTCAAAGCCTTTGAATTTGTAGATTGTATTGCTGTCCACGTTTGCACCTGAAGCCTTTTCAGTAGTCGTCAATCTGTGATCGACAATCACATTGTAAAGCTCTGGCGTTACCTTAGCAACTTTACGGCCAATTGCTTCAATGTTGATGTAGTAAGCAGATAAAGTATTGAATAAAGCTAACACATCAGCTTCACTGAATGACTTTAATGCTTCAGTTTTACCAGCATTATCAGCAATGAACTTTCCATAATGACTATCAAACGTGAACGCTTTTGCTTGTGCCTGTAAGTCGATACGGTCAGCCATCGCAGCCTCCATATTGTTGTTTACAGTCCAGCGGTCAATACCCTCGTGCCAAGTGTATTCCCAGTCGTAAGGAACGGCCATGTCAGTATAAATGATCTCTTGTCGTGGGCCGAAACGAGTTGATTTACCTGTACCCGTTCCGAATCCAACGTTTGGATCTTTGTTATACGCAGTCCCTACAACTACAGGAATGTCAGACGTTTTTACGTAGAACGCGATATCATTTTGTTGTACGCCATCTAATGCTTCAATGCCTCCAAAGAAGTCAGAGAAATACGTTTGCTTTTTAATTACAGCAGGTAGTAACTGCTTAAATTCCTTTTGATACGAACGCACCGATTGGTTATTGTTCTTATTAGCCATTACATAACCTCATTTCTATTATTGATATTTTGCTAACTTAGCAGCAATCAAGTCACTTGGATCGTTATTACCTTGCTGCTGTCCTGCGCTGAAACGTGGACGACGTACAGGCGGTTCAGTAGGTGGCTCGTCCTCTTCTTTTTTCTGTTCTTCTTCAAACAGATAAGCGTCAGACTCACGCAACGCCTTTAACTGCTCGTCCAGTCCAGTTAGTTCTTTGCCTTCTAACTTTACTTTATCTAAATCTAGTAAAGGTGTCAACGTTTTAATATTACGAGCCTTCGCCCCTGACAATGCCTTTTCTAGTGCTGTATCAAAACGCTCTTTTTGTAGTGCTGCGGCGTGTTCTTCAGCAGCTTTCTTGTTTGCTTCAGTCAGGTCGTTGATTTGCTTCTTCAGCTCCTCATTTCCTTCTGCTGATTTACCTAAATCCTTGATCTGTTTGTCACGTTCTGTGATTGTATCCTGGGCCGTTTTCAGCTCGGCAATCTTTTCATCCAAGCGCGCTTTTGGAATCATGATTCCGTAGCCTTCCATAACTTTTGCAGCCTGTTCCTCTGATAAACCCAACGCGATCAATTGTTCTTTATTCATTTTCCATTCGCTCCTTCTTCGTTTTTACCGTGCAACGCCACGAGAATTTTTAGCAGTTGTCGTACTGCCAAACGAGATATGGGATCACTTCCTTTTTAGACTATTTGCTCCCTATTCGGTTTGCGTCTACGTCCTGTTTCTTTTAAGAAGTTCCTCATACGTTCCTGTTGTGCTCTTACTTGCTGGTTAGCTTGTTTAATTGCTACTTTATCACCTGTAGCCTTTGCCATTACTAAACGTTTTTTCTTTTTACGGATGTCACGCTCAATGGCTCTTTGTTGCTGTGATTCTTTGTATGCTTTATCATTCTGTTCTTTTGGATACGGTTTGTACCTCTGCGTTGATCGCCCTTCTACATAAGGATAGATGACGTGATGACAGTTAATACCTAACAGTCCGTCTGGCTGTCCGTATGATGTCGTGCTCCAGGCAGGATACTTCTTACTTTTACCGCTTTTACTGAATATACGGCCTTGATACGGCTCGCATTTCGGTCTCGCTCCATTATGGCTAGATACTTCAATTAAATCTATATCATGATCGTCCATTCTACTAATCTGTGCATCCGTGGATACGTTTTTCACTGTAGAACGGACAACCATAGGCACATACGCTTCAGTACTCCAGACCTTACCACTCTTATCACGTATAGTGGGGACGCCACGCTCGGCCCACTGCCCTGATACACTGCGTAGCGCTTCGTGCGGCGTCATAAGTCCTGTTAAGACTTTAGCCGTTGTCTGGTTTATAATGTCGCGGTAAACTTGCTGGGCTCCTGATAGCATTGTGGTGTTCACCAGGTTTAGCTTGTCCACTGCCTGCGCTTCTAAAAGCATAAGTGTGGCAGCAATAGCGTTGCTAGTGTTCAAGGCTAAAGGTACAGCTCCTAATCCTGCGTCTACTAGGGAAGCACCTGCGTACCCCTCTTGTGCAATGATCTTCTTAATCGCTTCTACCGTTAACCCTGATTTACTAGCCATTAGTTTATAATTTTCCTCGGTAAGCCTTCCGAGTTGTTGAAGTTTCATTAATTGCCACTGCAAAATGTTTACTTCACCTTCAGGCATTGCCAGAGTCTTGCCTATATTATCTAATATTTCTGATTCAATTTGCAAGTAAATATTTATGATGAATAAACTAAGCTGTTCCGTTGTCATCCGTTACCACCTCATCATCTGGTGCAGGATCGTCTTGCGTAGGATCGTCACCGCCTATGTTTACGTCTACAGGCATCATTGCAGCTTGTTCCTCTTTGATAGCTTCATAGTACTCCTGGGCCTCTTCTTCAGTGACTTTAAGCACTTTCTGGATAGCTAGCACAGTAGGTGATAGTCCCATCGTTTTTAACTTAATCCAGTAATCAGCGTTCGTGTCTCTGTCCTCTGATAAACTATCATCAAAGTTAACAGTTATCTCCTGGTCTTCGTCCGCATGGTAGAATCCGTACAGATCAGCAACTACCAGGATAGCACGGATCATGTGCTTCAGTCCTTCTTCAACCGCAGTTAAATGTTGTCTACGTGTACGGTATGTTTTGCTGTTTTCGCTCACTACTTCAGTAGCTGTTTTAAGCCCTTGAGAAGTAAATGTAAACGTTCCAGCGCTAAAGCCTGTACGCATGGACAGTAACTCCAGTTCTGCATTAATAGCGTCTACATGATTCTGTACACGCAAAGTAGTATCTATTTCCTTAATCTCCTCTGCACCTGTATCCATTCCTAGTGCTTCGTATACCTCATCATTCACGTCAAAGTATCGACGCATATTACCGTTCTGATCTGGTTGTGCTTGTACAGCAGAGAACGGAACAAGAATACGCTTCTTACCTAACCTAAACTCACGATCAAAGCTGTCATACTTGGTATCAATAGCCTCTAAAGTATCAAGTGCTTTAGCGAATATAGATACGCCCATAGGACTGTTTAAATCAATGTTATTTGGTAAGGCTAACTTCATGTACACGAATAAAGGCTCATCTAATCCCTCTATACGCGTCTCCGGCTCCAGCTCTGCGTACTTTTCAAGAGTTGTGAGCTTTACCTCTGTAGAAAGCTGAACGCCGTCATATGACTCGTAAAGACGGTTAGTAATGACATATGTTTCTTTGTCCCATGTGTGGAACTCAAGTAAGATGTAATGGCGGTCATCCTTCTTCACTCTATCCGCAATGAATACACCGTCTGTTACGATCTTTCCGTTGTGTGCAAGTGGTATGAAGTCCTCTGCTGAAGCATAGCCGAGTAACACCTCTTCTTCATTCGCGAATACCTTGATAGCCATACCACCTAAAGCGCACATCTTTTCTAGATTGGTTTGGAAATTCGTTGTAAAACTGTTTTCATCTAATACACCGTTAACGTACTCATCTGTGGACAAGTCTTCTAGTGAAATAGAGCAGCGCTCATTAAACATAAGGCTTGCCAGTTCTGCACTTAATACCTGGGCCATACCTAGTGACTTCATACGGTGTGCATGTGTATTACCATCTACAGTTGTGTACGTTGTATCGTGGAACGGTGAATAGTACCCCTTGTACATATCTCGCCACTGTGCAATGGCCTGTTCCATTTCATCTGATACAGCAGAATCTTTAAAGTGCTTCTGATCCACATTTTTTAACAGTCCCATTTTATAAGCCCACCTCCTAATAGTTGCTCTAATGCTACTAAACATTTAGTATCTACCTCCTGAGAATACTACAGCTATAAGTATAGCAGATATAAATATCCCAACTAGAATGCCACATCCGAAAGTCCATATCATAC